ATGTTCGACAATCTGCCCAAATTTGTATTTTTCACGGGTAAGGGCGGTGTGGGGAAAACCTCACTGGCCTGTGCCACCACGCTAAACCTCGCTGGTAAGGGCCTGAGGGTTTTGTTGGTCAGCACCGATCCGGCATCAAATGTCGGGCAGGTTTTTGAAACGGAAATCGGCAACAAGATCACGCATATCACCGCCGCGCCGGGCGTTGACGCGATCGAGATCAACCCCGAGGAAGCCGCCGCAGATTACCGCGAACGCATCGTCGGGCCGATGCGCGGCATCCTGCCGGCTGAGGCACTGACCAGCATCGAAGAACAGCTTTCCGGGGCCTGCACCATCGAAATTGCCGCTTTCGATGAATTCACGGCGCTGCTGACCGACGAAGATCTGGTGGCCCGTTATGATCACATCATATTTGATACCGCCCCAACCGGCCACACGATCCGGATGCTCAAACTTCCCGGTGCCTGGACAGGTTTTCTTCAGGAAGGTAAGGGCGACGCGTCCTGCCTGGGGCCACTGGCCGGATTGGAAAAACAGCGGGATCGTTATGCGGCAGCGGTCGACCGACTGTCTGACGGGGACGCCACGCGACTGGTTCTGGTGGCGCGGCCACGCCATTCGGCGCTGTCTGAAGTCGCCCGAACGTCGTTGGAACTGGCCGACATCGGCATTCGGAACCAGCACCTGGCAATTAACGGCATGATGCCCGAGGCAACCGACGGCGATCCTCTGGCCACGGCGCTGTTGAAACGCGATCAGGACGCCTTGGCGGCAATGACCCCCGAAGTCGCCGCCCTGCCACGCACGTTTTTTGCCCTGAGATCGGAAAACCTGGTTGGTTTGGCCGCGTTAAAACGGTTTGCAGCCGGCAGCGATGACGTGGTTAACGCGGGACAAGAGCTTATCGACCACGGTCGCACTTTGCCGTGCCTTGGTGATCTGGTCGACGAACTCGAAGGACCGGGCAAGGGATTAATCATGTTCATGGGCAAAGGTGGCGTCGGAAAAACGACAATGGCCGCTGCAGTGGCCACCGAACTTGCCGCGTGCGGGCATGAGGTGTTGCTGACCACCACTGACCCGGCCGCCCATATCACCGAAACGCTTGCGGGCGATCAAAAGGGCCTGACCGTCAGCCGCATTGATCCCGCCGTTGAAACCGCAAACTACCACGCCGAAGTGATGGCAACCAAAGGCAGGGATCTGGACGATCAGGCCCGCGCAATGCTGCAGGAAGACCTGCGTTCGCCCTGCACCGAAGAAATTGCGGTGTTTCAGGCCTTCTCCCGCGTGATCCGGGAAAGCAGCCGGAAATTCGTGATCATGGACACTGCACCGACTGGTCACACCTTGTTGCTGTTGGATGCCACCGGATCTTACCACAAGGACGTCCTGCGACATCAGGACAAGGCAAGCCGGGCGCGGCTGGTCACCCCGATGATGCGCCTTCAGGACCCGAAACAAACAAAAATCGTCATCGTGACACTGCCGGAAACCACGCCAGTACTTGAGTCAACCCGGCTTCAGGATGATTTACGCCGTGCCAGGATCGAGCCTTGGGGCTGGATCGTCAATTCCAGCCTTGCCGCCGCCAAAACCAGCCACCCCCTGTTGTGCAAACGTGCCAGATCAGAACAAGAGCAGATATTGAAAGTGCGTGATGACTTGTCAAATTGCTACGCGGTTGTCCCGATTCAGGCCCAAGAACCTGTCGGGGCCGAAAAACTGGCGAGCCTGTGTCGCACGGCAAGTGAGCTGACCGCCGCCTAGCAGTTCACGAAATTTGATGGCGGAGAAAGTCACTTGCTATTCGCCAAACAAAACGAGCGAGCTCAGTCCTTCTGGCTATCCTTCGTGCCCAGTAGCCGGCCGCCTCAAGTGCCAGGCCCTTAGTGAGTGTTTCTTAGCCACCAGGCTTTTGTGCGGTAATCGATGGGTGTCGCCGCATGGGTTTCGGTACTGTCACCTGCGTTTACATCGCAAACGTTCAGACTTGGCGCAACATTTGATAAGTTGTGTTCTTTCTTGCTGTTCGCTGAGTTGGCAGCGACCTGCAGATTAGGGCGGGCGCATCGACTGCCACTGCGCATGCATTCGCAACCTTGCGCCCCCGCTTGCCGCGCTGGCAAGATCGCGGGCGCAGTCTGCTTTTGAGGCGAGCGTCCGAAATTCTTCATTTGGCCGGACAGGGCATGATAAAGTTGTACTCTCTAAGTCAAATGCCAAACAAGCTTTCCTATCAAATACTGCACCGTTTCGCCTGCTCCCTCATGACCGCATAGTCACTCAGCATTTCCACTAACGCCGATCCCTTGGGCAATTCTTGCACTTCTTCCGCCGCCTGCGCCTGAAGCCCCGCGCTGTATTCCACCACGGGCGGACACACCCCAACAACCCGGTCAGAACCAACCGTGGCGCAGGCGCTGAGCAAGCTCGTCACGATTACGGGGGCGGCGAATTGCAGCTTCAAGCATCCGACGTTGAATTTCATATGCTTTCTCCCGGTTTTCAAGTCGCTCCGCCAGCCGTCCCGTGCGCTCGCCCGAGCGGCGCAGGGACAGCAGGAACAATGATATTGTAAGGGCGATGGCCGCCCATTTCCCGACAGCCAGCGCAAGGCGGCTGCCGGTGAACCAAGCGATCAGCGCGCCCATCACCGCCGACCTTTGCGCCAGTCATCCCAACGGGCATAGATGGTGGTGCCGATGCCAATCAGGGCCACGGCGATGAACAGCCAGCGCAGGGTGTCAAGATAGGGGATCAAAGGCTGGACGGCGGATTGGGTGTCGGTCACGGCCTGTTGCACCACCTCGACACCCGCCGCGCCCAGCGTCGCAACACCGGCCGCGCCACCGCCCTTCATGGTGCGGCTTTCCGTCAGGCTTTCACGCAGCCGCGGCGGCTCATCCGCAAACCGGGTGGTACGACCACTGCGAGTGGCGCGGGGCGGAAACGGATCACCCCACTGTCGGGCGCGGTCGGTATCAATATGCATGAAGTTCTGCCGCGGATAAAACCCAAAACCGGTAAACCCGACAGCCCGTGCAGCTGCCTCAAAATCCACCGGATCATGATTGGTCATGGAAATATCAAACGCCGCACCCTGCAAATGCATGGAGTGTTTCGCGCCACCCACCTGTCGGTTATAGTCAGGGCTGCGATAGGCAGACTGCACGATCAACGGCACACCGAGGCGGGTACGCAAGGCTTGCAGCAGATCAAGGGCCGCCTCGTTGATCTGGATATTGCCGTCGCCACGACAGGCGATTTCTTCCGGTGAAAAATCCGGCCAGCGCCAGAGTTTTTTCGGCACATCGTGCCAGTCGGCAAAGAAATGAATGGTCATGGGGTCCTCCAAATGAAAAAACCCGCCGAGTGGCGGGCCTGTGGTCGCGGGAATTTGAATTTGTGGTCAGCCGAACAGTTTCAACCTGACGGCTACACCGGCAATCAGGGCGAGCAGCAGGCCGGTGGTCATCATGCGAATGATGGTCTGCCAGGCGGTGCGCCGGGCCATGCGCAGGGATTCCAGCAGCGTGCGCAGATCACGAATGTCGATGGCGGCCTCTGGTCCGTCGAGACCCATATCGGCCAGCGCGCAGAGCGCGCCGCGCTCGGCCGCTCGCGCAAGCATGGCTTCGAATTCGTCTTCGGGCATGCGGACAAAGCCTGCGTCAAGTTTGGGCGGGGTCATGGAAACTCCTTTTTGAAAATTCACGATTGCGGGGCGGTTGGCAGCAGATATTGGATGGTGATGCGCACATCGCCACCGGTGAAACTTCCGCCATTTGCGGTCAGCACAATCGGGGTTGATGCATAGAACGCCTGCGGTCCGATCACACCGACATTGCTGTTGCCGAGCGCAATGCCAAGACTGCCACCAAACTTGGCCACCTCCCCGGCAATGCCGCAGTCAAAGGATGTTGCGCCGGTAATTGCGCTGACGGTTCTTGCGGAGACGCCAAACACAATTGCGCGGTCGGGAATGGCGATGCTGGAGGTGACCGAAGCACCGGAAAGTCCGGTGAGCAACTCCTCAGCGACATGCAGACCGATCGCAGCCCCGTTTGGCGATTGCGTCACTATGGTATCCGGGACAGGTGTCGGGGCTGCCCCGATGCCAGATCCCAAAAGCACGACATTATCAATCGCCGCATTGTTGTTGCTGCCTGTGTTGCGGTCCACACTTATCGTGATACGGGCGGTCGCAGCATTGCCGGGTCGTGCAAGAGTGAGGATGACCGGCTTGATCCCTACCTGACCGTCCGTTTTGCTGGCGGAGGTGGTTGCCAGCACGGATCCGCCTGCGTCAAGGATTTCAAAGGTGATCATTGGGATGTCCTGATCCTGATAGTTCTTCAGAAGGTCTGCGGTCACCCAATAAAGCGCAGAGGCATCTCCCGTAATATCAATGTCCTGATAGGCGGTTACCAGCGCTTGCGCCGATCCGCCTTCACCGCCAGAAAACACGTAAATCCCGTTGCGCACCGTATTCGCCCCGGCCGTATCGTACCCGGCCATGGTCGTCCAATCCGCCACGGCAGCGGCACCGACAGTGATGGCCCAGCCAGTACTGTCGCCGGTTTCAAAATCGCCATTTATGACCGGGAGCTGGGTCAGCGCAGCCCCTCCGCTGCCACCAGCCGCGGGCACAACAAATTCAAGGGCGGACTCCGCGCCATTGACCTGCAGGGCTTTGCCCGCCTGTCCGGTAAAACCCGCTGGCGTGTCGCTCAGGGCCAAAAACGCCGATGTGCCGGTTGCCAGCGCCGTCCAGCCAGTGGTTGTGTCATAGGTGATAATGCCACCGACATCCTGATCCCAGGCAATCCAGCCGGTCTGGGGAATCAGCTGTAACCAGGCACCGCCGGAGAACAGGGCCACAGAGTTGTCCCAGCCCGCCCATGCCCCGGTTGCGCCCGCGGCAATGATATAGCGATCGCCTTCAGCCGCCGTGCCGGGCGGCACGGTCAGGTTGGTGGCGATCACCGAAAGCTGCACCAGCCCGTCGAGATGGCTCAAGGCTTCATTCACGGTCACATGTTTCTGGGCCTGGGCGGCAGCCAGAAAGGGCAAGGCGAGGTTTGGGGTGCTGGTCATAGGGTTTCCCTGATGCTGATGGCTTGTTGAAGCAGGGTGCCGCGACCCAGCGCACCGAGCTGGTAGATCCGCACTGTCAGACTGGTGACCGGACCGCCAAAATCCGCAACCTGCATGGCGCTGTCATAGGTAAATGCAGAAGACGTCAGGCCAGAAACCGTGCGAACGACTGTGGTCCCGTTCAGAAGTTCAAGATCATAGATTCCTGAGGCTTCGATCATTGGCGTCTCGGCCAGCACCCAGCTGTCCGCCGACAGGGACCGGGACCGGCGCGCCCAGCGCAGGGCGAGATCACCATTAACTTCGCGTCGCAGGCGCAATTGCGCCGGTGCAAAGGGTTTCAAACCTCGTCCCTCCGGGGTAAATGTCAGTGCGGCCATCACTGGATCGGATGGCGCAGCACTGGCCGGTCCAACCCGCCAGTTCCACGGCAGACCAAGATCTGCTTCAGAGATCGACAGGGGTTGCAGTGCGGCATTCAGCACGATCACCCGCGCGCCCAAAGATGTCGGCTCCCCCATGGCATCGTCAGTGCCGCGCTGACCGCGCAACAGGCGGGTCAGCCGGTATCGGCTTGGCGCCACAAGCTCCGCCTGGCCAGCCTGAATTATCTCCCAGATGCCGGGCGCAGCCTCAATCGCCAGTGAATTGGCGCCAGCAAACAACTCGGTATCGGTGACGCTGGTCAGCATGCCGGAGGACAGATCAACCAGCAGTTCATTGCCATGATCAAACCGCCAGAGCGGCCCCGAGGGAAAATCAGCGGCAAGCACCCCCATTTGCGCTTGTTGCCCAATGACATCACGCAAAGTGAACCCTGCCTGCGAAGCGCTGCTCCAAACTGCTGCCGCGCCGTACCAGGGATTGGCGAAGACCGCCGCATAGGGCTGATGCGCGGGCACGGCCTCAGAGATTTGCGGCAGGTCGAGGAACGCAACCTCGGCCGGGCCAAAGATGGTCGTGCCGGGCAGTTTTGCCGGGCGGACCTGACCGGGTGGCAAGTCATAAATCGCGGCATCGGTCCGGATCGCCTCAATCGCCCGTGCGCCTGCATCTGAAACCCGCCCCAGACGATAGCTCACCAGCCGCGCGTCATGCGCCAGTGAAATCACATCCCCGGGATCAAGGGCGAGATTTGAGGGCGGAAGGCTGGCGGTGAGGGTTTCCCGCCCCAGCCAGGCTTCCATCAGCGCACGGCGGCACCGGCGCTCTGCTTCCTGGGTCGGAACCGCCAGCGGAAAGCTTTCCGAGGCGATACGGGAGGCGCCAACTGTCACACGGCGGGCCTCAACCGTGGCAGTATCGTACTCTTCATCCGCCCGGATCACCTGCCATTTCAGCGCTTGCGGCAATTCGGTTTCCTGGCCACGTGTCAGCTCCATCACATCACCCTGAGAAGCGGCAAACTCATCGGGTGTAATCGTGACAACGGGTTGACGCCCGCGCGGCAAAAACCGGATCAAACCGCCGCTTTCCACCGCATCAAAGCCAAAGTGGCGCGCCAGTGTGGCGATCGAGGCGCGCGGGCTTTCAAGGGCGGTGATGACATAGCCCTGCACGATATCGGCGAGTTCGACCCCGTCGATCAGCGACGCATCCAGACCGGCGCGGGTGCAAAGCTCGCGCAGCAGCGCAGCAAGGGTGATGGCTCCGGCACGACCGTTCAGCCAGTGGCCCAACCGCCAGTTGGCCGCATCTGACCAGATATTCGCCCTCGCCGGGAAATCCGGATAGGGCCGGGCATCCCAGGTCCAGACGGACGCTTCATCCATGTCGATCATCGGGGCGGCGTAGGCAGTTGAGGTGGGATTGTGGGCGGCCTCTGCCCAATGGCCGAGCATCGCCGTGAGATACCGCCGCTGGATCACCTCATCCTGCCAGCCGCGGGAATGCCAGGGTAAAGCGCTTTCGGCTGATTTGGGATCAAGGAATACGTTGGGCTGATTGCTGCCGCGATCGACCGCCGGACAGCCGAGTTCGGTAAAACGAATTGGCTTGGATTGTGGCACCCAGACGGTAGGGGTAACGTTTTCCACCCCTGCCGGACGGTCAAAATGCGGGTTTGACCACCAGTTCCGGATGTCTTTGGGCCGATACACCCAGGGCTTGCCAAAGGCACCGTCGGTGATCGGCGTGCGGATCTGTGCGACGCGATCTGCGTCGGTGGCATAGAACCAGTCAAACCCCTCGCCACCTTCGATCCCGGCGCGCAGATAATTGAGATCATAAACAGACGCCCATCCTGCCTGCGCATCCAGATGATCCAACCCGTCGCGCCAGTCCGACAGCGGCAGGTAATTGTCGATGCCGACAAAATGAATGTTCGGATCAGACCAGAGCGGGTCGAGGTGAAACAGAACCTCGCCGGAACCGTCCTGTGGCTGATGGCCGAAATATTCCGACCAGTCGGCCGCATAACCCACATGCCCGGACAACACCTGCGGGGTGCCGGAGGTCAGGTGGATATCAAAATTCGAGGCAATCAGCCCGTCATACATGATGATTTGCAGCTGGATCCAGCGGGTGCCAGTCGGCAAAACACCACTACCACTGGTCGTCGCTGTTGGCACCGAAACGCTTGCATTGCTTGAGGCATCAAGGAAAAGCGGCCCAAATGCATGCGGGTAAGAAACATCCGGTTGCCCACCTTCATCGGGCAGGCCGAAGGTGCGCAGCTGCAATCGCGTGCTACCCCAGACCCAGGTTTGCGTTGCCGAAAACTCCAGCGTTACATTGCCGGCATCGATATCCACAGCGGAAACGCCGGCCGCAATCACGTCAAAGCATTTGTAAACGGTTCGGTTGTTGGTGCCGCTGGTGTCAATTGTGCCGGTGGTGACCGCCGGCAGCGGCGATTTCCAGTTCTCCCAGGTCGGGGCGGTTGATTCCATGACTCCTGCCGGGGTGTCGCCAGGATAGGGCACAAGACTGAGATCGGTAAAATCTACGGGAATCGGGTAAATCCCGGTCGAGATTGTCACCAGATTGGTCACGTCAGCGGCCAGTTGTTGCAGGGCGGCAACCGCCGGGTAACTGGTGGCCCCGTCGCGGATCTGGCTCAACCCGCGCAGTTCAGACCCAATCAGAAAGGCATCGACCCCGCCTGCCGCAACACACAAATGGGCGTAGTGCAGGATCATGCGGCGATAGCCCCAGTCATTGGGATCGCCGGTCCACGACACGGTTTCACCAGATACGCTGAAATCCGAGGCCTGGGCTTCGCCAAAGAAGGCGGCGACCTGTGCCGTTGCGGTAGCGGTCTTGTCCACAGTACCAATTAACCCGGCGGCAGGTGAGCAAGTGATGCGCCCCCGCCACGGATAGGCCGCTTGGCCGATAGAGGCAGCATTGTCGGAATAAGGATCCGGCAAGCCATTGCCCGCCGGAATATCCATCAGCAGAAACGGGTAGAACGTCACCCGTTTGCCCCGGGCTTTCAGTTCTTTGATTGCCTGCACAATGGCAAAATCCGCCGGTGTACCGCCATATGCCGGGTTGCCGTCCGCATCCAGACTCACGACGCTGGCAGACGCCCGGTCGATACCGTTGACCGACCAGGTTTCCGGCGAGGTGGGTTTGGTGGCATGTTCGACACCGGGTCTGATCTGACAATGTTCTGCGCGCAGATCAGTGCCAAACCACGAGGCAACCAAGGATACGCTTTTTACATTCGGCAGGACGGTTTCAAGCTCGTCGAGCGAGATGACCATGTCCGTGGCCGCCGCACTGGCATGCATGTTTTCCGGGGTCGTCGCCCCGGCGCTTCCCTGCCGGATTGGCTCGGTCGCATAAACGAACTCTCCGGAACCCGGGATCAGGGTCACGGCTTTGATCTGGCGCTCAAGGGTGTCGGGATCCTCGAGCGACCGAAACACTTCAAAGGAAAGCTGCGGAATGCGGTTGCCGAAGTGCTCGAGCGGCAATTCTTCAAACATCACATAGGCTGTTCCACGATAAGCTGGCGCGTTCCCCGCACCCATCTTTGCTGCAATGAACGGGTCCGGCTGTTGGGCTTCATCGCCTTTGTGGAGCCGCCAGGTGATGCCGGTCAGATCAAGCGGCTTGCCATCAGCCCAGATGCGGCCAATTCCGGAAACCGGCCCCTCGCAGAGCGCGACCGCAAAAGAGGCTGTGTAAAGATAGGCCGTGGTCGTCACCCCGCCGCCGCCACCTTTGCCACCCCCTTGGGTGCTGGTATTGACGTTTTCGGTAAAATCGGTCGCCCAGATGATATTACCACCAATGCGCATCCGGCCATAGATGCGCGGGATCACAGCGCCCTCGGTCGATGTGGTGATCGTGAGGCCCTCCAGCCGCGCGCCTTCAATGCGTTGGCCGGGGGCGAGCGAGGAGACAATCCAGCTGTCGATCATCGAGCCCGCAAAAGAGCCGATCGCACCGCCGATAGTGGCGGCCGACACACCGAGCACGGCGCCACCGATACTGCCACCGAGCGCTGCCCCGGCCGAGGCCAGAAGAAGGGAAGCCATGTCAGGTCTTTCGTTTGGCCGGATCAGGGAACCGGAAGGCGTAGGCAATGCGGCGCTGCCAGGCGGGCGTCAGATATTCCTCGATCACGCCGGTGCGCTCATAGGCGTGGATGAAGCAGCCCTGGCCTGAAAGGATGCCGCAATGTTTGGCAATCGCGCCTGCGCGCATGCGAAACAGGATCACGTCGCCGGTGCGGGCGTCGGAAACATCCAACTCCGCCATCGCCGCCCGTGCTGCTTCGGCCAGTATCTCGGTCGGACCCGTTTCGCCCCAGTCGCGGGAATAGGGCGGCACCAACATCGGCTCGCGACCCACCACGTCGCGCCAGACCCCACGCAACAAGCCGAGGCAGTCACAGCCGACCCCGCACACAGACGCCTGGTCGTGATACGGCGTGCCAATCCAGCGCCGGGTTGCCTTGATGATGCGCGCCGGGGCGGTATTGGCCTTGGTTCTCACGCATTGCTGTGCCTTACGCTGCCGCCCGCCGTTTCCTTTGGAAACGTCGTCACTCACAGCACCGACCCTGCGTTGGCATCGCCCCTGGCCGCATAGCGAATAACGGTGTCCTGGCCCGGGATATGCGGAAAGCCGCGAAAATTGACCGCGTTGGCGAACTTGCTTTGACAGGTTTCAAAGCGCTTGTCGCAGCCAGCGGAAATGTCAAACGTATTGCCAACCTCGATTGGGCGCACCGGGGTTTCCAAAAGGGTAATCGTTACGTCCGCGCCCGTTAGAGCGTAGCTCAGAACTTCGGCCTTTCGGCCAGTATTGGCACCAGTGAGCCATTGGAGCGTGCCAAGCGCGAACCAGCCGTCGGCAAATCCGGATAGGCCCGATATCGTAAATGCCCGATCACCGGAAATACTCACCACGGTGCCGCTTGCCTTAAGGGCCGGATCGCTGAGATCGACACCGCAACGCATATCTCCCAGAGCCGCATCACAAGTCGCCTGAAAGGTCCGGCCAACGGTTTGGCCCAGCACATGCGCGAGGGATCGAATCTCGGCGACAAAGTGCAGCCGTCCGCGCCGGATCTGGCCGATGGCGCCACGGCGCAGCAGGGCCCGCTGGCTGGTGTCGGTCCAGTTGACGCGCCAGACCTCCACAGTCGCATTGTCCCAGCGGCCATCCAGAATGTCGGTTTCGGTGATAGTGTCAGAGGTCAGCACGCCCTCAGCTTCCTGCGCGTCGACCGATAAATCAGAGCCCGCGCGGATTTCCGAAGCGGTAAACCCGGATTCAGGCTCAAAACTGGTGCCGTCAAATGTGAGCGACAGATCGTGATCGGTGAAGCCAAATACCGCCCCGTCATTACGGGTGAGACGCCAGCACCAGGCTAAGGTTGTTGTGCCAGAATCAAGGTGGGTTTGCAGACCGGCAGGAAGAGTCTTCATCGGCGCACCTCACCTTTCAGTGAATGTTCCATTCACCTGCCGGTCACTTGAATCAGCGGAATGGACGTGATGGAGCCGAGGCGTTCGATGTCGTGGGTGACGTCGAGCCGGTCGGTGTCAAAACGCACCGGCACATCGAATTCGAAACCGGCAGTGATACTGGTGCCACTGACTGGCGCGGCGTCAAAGGTGACAAGACCGGTCGTGGTATCGACGGACCAGCCTGTCGCCTGCATCGCACCGTCGATTGCCACCATGACCGTGTCTGCGACCGGCTTTGCAATTGTCCGAGACCATGTTTGCGTGCCAGACGTATAGGCCTTTTTCAGTTGAAACGCCGTTGCTTCCCCGTCGCCGGTGCCGATCAGCTGATCGGTCGCGACAGGCGTGCCCGACGGAAGGCACGATTTATAATCCCCCCAGTCCTTCCAGCGAAACCCATAGAGCCGCCCGTTACGCGCCTCAAAGAAGGCAACCACGGTCGCCAGATCATCGGCGCGTCGCACACCATAGGCCGCGTCATAGCGGCGGCGCGAGTTCGCCCAGCTGGCGTTGCGTTCTTCATCACCCGAGGCCAGCTCGACAATCTGGGTACGCCGTTCCGGACCGCCACGCGCGCCCCGGCTGATATTGTCGGGAAAGCGGATCTCATGAAATGCCATGGTCACATGCCCCTCCGGCCCATGGCGACCGCCCGGGCAATGTCGGCCAAGACCTGGATGCGCGATTGCCGGAAGCTTTCGGCGTCTCTGGTCTGAATGTTGATGGTGATGTTTTGGGCACCGGCGGTGCCGTATTGCGCCGCCTCAGCCCGGTTCAGCACCCGCTCGCCCCGTTGCAGAATGGCCGGCACTTCGTCGGGGCGTAGTCCCGCCCAGCCACCGCTATGCATGCGCGGCGCACCAGCAAAGGCCATGGCGGGAACCATCCGTTGCGGAGCGCCAGCCCCGACCATGCCACCGGCATGCAACACTGGCGCGAAGATACTTCCGAGAGTGCCAAGAGATCCTGACAGGGCATTTGCGAGTGGCCCGAGAATGAACTTTCGGGCCGAAAGTGTTGCCATGTCAGCCAGCAGTGAGGTCACCAACCCGTGAAAATCCAGCTTGCCGGTTTTGACGAACTCACCAATGGCAGTCTCGGCATTACTGAGGGCCCCAACCAGCGCGTCGCCGATGCCTTTGCCGGTATCGCCCGCTTTGGTGGCGTAGTCCTTGAGCGCATCCGCCGCCTGTTTCCATGTGGTTTTGGCACCCTCTGCCGCCGTGCGCGCGGCCTTGCCCGCCCCGGTGACTGCCTGAGACAGGGCCTCGGCTGAAGTTGTGGTGTCGGCGAGACCGTTCCCGGTTTCTTCGGCGCTCGACTTCAGGGCATCCCGCAACGCCTGCAATGAGGTGAGCGGGGCTTTCGCGGCATTGGCCGCAGTAACGGCCGCGACGGCCAATTCCTGTGATTTGCCTTTCGCGGCCTCTGCCGCAGCGGCCATTTCATAATACCCGGAGCCCGCATCGATCGCCGCCCCGCCAAGTTTGAGCGCAACCGCATCCATTCCCGGCACATCGCGCAGGCCGCCTGCGATCATGTGCAGGAAATCCGCCCATTTCTTCTGGATCCCCGCCAGCATCCGCAACCAGCCGGTCTCAACCGTGCTCCAGACCGTCGCCAGGGCCAGGCCGAGCGATTTGCCGCCGAGCTTGATGCGCTCCCAGACTTCCACGGCGACGTCTTTCAACAGCCGCATCGCATTCCCAAAGCCCCCTGCGCCCTTCACGAGGCGACCAAACCAATAGACCAACTCGCCCGCCCCGACGATCAGCGCGCCGATACCGGTGCGGATCAGCGCCCCGCGCAGGGCGATGAGCGAGATCGACACGCCGCGAATACCAAGCGCCGCACTCGCCAGCGAGATCACCAACCTGCCACCCAGCACGGCAGCAAAGGTGGCGGCAATGGTGGCGATTTCACCGAGACGATTGAACAGGATCCTGATGGCACTCCCAAGCGGGCCCGTCGTTTTGCCAATCGCGGCCATGGCATTGGCGATGGCTTCAAGCGCCGGTGCGGCTGCCACCGCCAGTTGGTTGGATATACCGCGCCACAACAGCCCCATCCGACTCAGCGCGTCATTGGTGCGCTGGATTTGTGCGGCATCAGATTCCGATACCGCCACCCCGAAATCCTGCACGTCCTGTGTGGCCTGCCGCAAAGTCGCACTGTCGATGCGGGTGAAGATCAAACCCGCCCGCGCCCCGAAGATCTGCGAGGCCACAGCCGCCTGCTGTGCTTTGGGGATGAACCTGGCAATCGCATCCTGAATGGCGATGATCTTGGCATCAACCGGTAGCTTTGCCAGATCAGTTGCCGACAGATGCAATTGCTGCAAGGCCTTGACAGCCGGGCCTGTTCCCGCAGCGGCCTGGCTGAGGCTCTTGGTCATCATGATGGTCGCTTGTGAAACTTCACCCTGTGATACCCCGGCAAGATCGGCCGCCCGCGCCAGTACCTGCATGCTGGCGGTCGTAGTGTTCAGGGAGGCGGCCAGTTTTGCCTGCTCATCAATCGCCTGCAGGCCCGAGCGCAGCATTGCAACGCCAGCCGCCACGGCCGCCGCTGCCATGATCCCGGCCGCAATCTTTGCCCGCCGGGCAAAGCTGGCCAGCCGTGCATTGGCGATCTCCATCTCGCGCGAGGCTTTGCCAAAGCCCCTCTTGCCAGCCTCGCCGATGCCTTCAAACTCGGCCTTGACCTGCTTGCCACCTACGGCGGCAAGGCGGACCGATACGCGTTTTTCAGCCATTGATCACACTCCTTGAATTGTCCGGCGACTTATCTTACATTTCGTTTGTCGATCATCAGAAAGTAAGAACATGGCCGAGACCGCCACCCTGTCCTCGAAATTTCAGATATCCATCCCCAAAGCGGTGCGGACGGCGCATCACTGGGAGGCGGGCCTGACCTTTGCCTTCATCCCCAAGGGAACCGGCGTTTTGCTCACCCCTGTCCCCACGCGCGCGGAGTTGAAAGGCCTGGCGAAAGGTGCCAAGCCAACAGATTACCGGGACCGGTCGGATCGCTTCTGATGCGGCTCGTTGATACGTCGGCCTGGATTGAATGGCTGATCGCCTCACCGACCGGCGAGAAAGTCGAATCCCATCTGCCGGAAGTTGCAGATTGGCTGGTGCCGACCATGGTCCAGCTGGAACTTGTCAAATGGCTCACCCGCGAGGTCAGCGAGGACAAGGCAGATCAGGTCATTGCCTTTACGCAGATTTGCAGCATTGCACCCCTTGATACCGAAATCGCCCTTGCTGCCGCCGACGCGTGTCGCGAGTTCCGGCTGGCCACAGCCGATGCGGTCATCTTTGCAACGGCGCGGGCCCATGGCGCGGACCTGATCACATGCGATCAGCATTTCGCCGACCTGCCAGGCATTACTCTGATCGAAAAAATCACCGGTTGAACCTTGCTTCAGTATCGTCTTTGGTTTTTGCCCCGAGTTGACGCACCATTACTGCTTCAACCGCAGGCAGAAGTTCGGCTGCGGCCATTGACGGCACACCCAAAGCCGTTGCGATTTGCAGGGCTGCGCCCATGTCCCAGCCGATGACGGTGGAACCGGCGATCCGCATCTGGCCACCAAGGCGCCCGACCAGATCCCAGACCTGCCAACCTTCAAGGGTCTGCGGCGCGTTCAGCTGCCTTGGGCAGTCGGGGCAGTGGCCAGTGCAGGCGGCGCAATAGCCGGCACCCCCGCCGAACTCCCAGTCGGCGAGGGCGCCAAGACGTTTTTTTCCTGCTCCAGAATCAGACCGCCCGCGATGTAATTGGTCTGGAAGGCCTCAAAGACCGGCCAGAGTTCAAGCAGGGCATCCAATCCCTCTGGCGTTACCGGCAGCGGTTGGCCATCGGCATCGCCGACGCCCTCCCAGTCCTTGACAACGATCCGCGCGACGGACTTGGCGACGATGCGCGCGAGATCATCATTGCTGGCGCCGTCTCTTGTCTCGACCGCCTCGGCAATTGCAGGATCATTGCGCGCGGCCATCATCACGGCGGTTGAGAGTGGCTCAACCAGCAGGCGCACGCCATGGCCAAGATCAAGCCAGCAGGGATCAGTGGACAGGTTCAGGCGCAGCATCAGTGGACCTCGATATCGTTGACAAGCGTAACGGTGCACATCTGACCGGCTGTGGGATCAAAGGCCGCTTGCCAGTCAAAACTGGCCTGCACGCCTTGCGGGCCCTGAATCTCAATCCGCGGGCGCGGCAGATAGACCGCATGGGCGGTGACGGTCAGGCTTTCACCCGTGCCAAGGATGTAGGAAAATTCAAGCTCAGAGGCCGTGCCGTTCAACGCCTGGGTCATCAGTACCTGATCGGCAAAGCGGATATCCATCTTGCCGGTCAGTGCGGCGATCGACGGATCAGCACCATCAATGCGCCCGTCCGCGCGGATGGTTTCGATCCTATCAAGATTGTTGGCGTATTGAATGTCGGCCGAGACGATATTGCCGAGGCTGGCACCGTCGCGTTTGATCGAGCCGTTGAAATGCCCGAACCGCCGCAGGCTCCAGCCGGTCGGCGTTCCGGCGGCCGTGGTGGTGGCAACCGCCTCACCCTGGGCGATCAGCTTGGCGGTGGCGGTCAACAGCCCCGAGCGCTGCATCTGCCAGGACAGCTGATCAAGCACGCAGCCGGAATACATCGCAAACCGCGGCACCTCCGGCATCGCGGTCTCGATCGACAGGCTCGGCAGGGTCCAGTTTCCGGAGGTAAACTCATGGGTATAGGGGCCGGTGCCGGTGGTGACCGGATCGCCGAACGCTGCCTTCAGCCAGAACCCGAACGCCTCGGCATCAATTGGCACCACCACATCGCCATCCGCCGTCACCGCGTCCTTGATTGGCGCCAGTGGATCGCGGCCATAGCCCAGAAGTTCCGAGCCCAGCAGCGGTTGCTCGGCCCCCAGCGAGGTGCTGGCGAACGGCATCTGCTTGTAGCCGCCAACCGGCGGGGTGCCATAAGTTGTCTCATACGCAGCCGCCATCAGCGACCGCGCCCCTTGAGCACGTGTCATCTTGTTCTCCTTAGTTCTGGGGAAAGAAAAATTCGGGTGCTGGTCACCACAAAGGATCAGCCGTGGTGTAGGTCAGGATCACCGGCACGATCGCGGCCTTCAGGCCTTCAGCGCCTTCGATGGGCAGATCAACGGGCTGCGGGGCTTCGGCCTCGACCCAGTCGCACAAGCCACCGAGGGTGCGGTTGGCTGTGAGGACGTTGGCCAGCTCTGCCAGCAGCACATCGAATGCGGCATCGCGGGCAGCAGGCGTTTTGCCCTGTACGATCACCTCGACCTCTGCCCGATGCTCATAGTAGTATTGCAGCGGCGACAGCGTCACCTCCGGTGTGCCGGGATCGCCGTCGCGCAGGATCAGCAGGCCAGCAGGCGGGATGCGCTCGGGCAGGATCGCGCCGCGCAGCACGGTTGCGTCGGGTACAGCGTTCAGCACCGCAAGCAAGGCTTGCAGGATGGTTTCTCGGGGAGTGGGCATTGGTCCTGGGTCGCCTCCGGTCCGGGGTATCATGGCTGCGTTCGATCCGGGGGGTTGACCGCCGCCATGCTCGACCTGTCCCACCCACTGTAAACTTGCCTTAATGTATAACCAGTGATACATATGTTGTTACTAAGGATCACAGGTGATACAAATGCCAGCGCCAAAGCTAAACACAACACCCGCTGTGAAACGGGAATTGAGGGACCTCGGCGCGCGTCTCAAGGCAGCGCGCGTGCTTCGTCATCTGCCAATGGAACTCATCGCTGAACGCGCTGGAACAACGCGCAGTACGCTCTACAGAATGGAGAGCGGCGACCCGAATGTGCGCATCGGGTCTTACATGCTTGTGCTTCAGGCACTTGGCCTGCTCAAGGGATTTGGCGATATCGAAGACAAACTCGGCGAGCAACTCGCCGCTGAACAACTCCCAAAGCGGGTTCGCAGCCGTGAGTGACATCGAAGTCTTTCTGGACGCTTACGGTCAATTGCGCCGGGTTGGACTCCTCAGGCGATACGCCGGGGCGCGTCGGGAACGCGTAACTTATGAACACGACCCAGACTGGCTGGCGGCCGGTGACGCTTTTCTGTTCGATCCAACCTTGCCACTCTTGCGCGGTCCTATTTCGCCTCCTGGCAACAAGGAAATGTTCGGCACTTTAGGCGACAGTGCGCCGGATACATGGGGGCGCGAGCTTATGCGCCGAGCTGAGCGCCGATCGGCCGAACGCGAAGGTCGACCACTCAGGGCCCTGCACGAATCCGATTACCTGCTCGGTGTCTCCGACGAGACCCGCCTCGGAGCGCTCAGGTTCCGGTTCGCTGGCGACGAAGAATTTCAGGCGCCTCAAACGTTCGGCGTGCCGACCACGGTCGCGCTCGGCGAACTGCTGCTCGCCTCGCAGCGAATACTGCGTGGCGAGGAGACCGATGAAGACCTTCTTCTGATCTTCGCACCGGGCTCATCTCTTGGAGGCGCAAGACCCAAAGCTTCTGTTTTCGACCAACACGGCAATTTATCAATCGCGAAATTCCCAAAGGAAACAGATCGATACTCGATTTCACGTTGGGAAGCGATTGCACTGGATATGGCTCGGGATTGCGGCATCACGACGATCAAGCATGAATTGGCCGCGAGTCAACACGGGCCAATCTTCGTTACACGCCGGTTTGACCGGGTTGGAGAGAACCGCATCCCTTTTATCAGCGCAATGGCGATGACGGAACATGATGATGGCGACGACAACGGAAGCTATCTCGAAATCGTCGACGCAATTACCAATCACGGGGCAGACCCGGTTCATGACAGAGCGGAGCTTTTTCGCCGGATTGCTTTCAGCATTCTGATCAGCAACACCGACGATCATCTTCGCAATCATGGATTTCTCTGGTCCGGTCGCCGTGGGTGGAAGTTGAGCCCTTGCTACGACCTGAACCCAACCCCGGATGCACCACGCATTCTTAAAACAAGAATTGACTTTGACGACGCTACGGCATCCCTGCAGCTGCTGCGCGAGGTGACGGAATACTTCCTCCGCCCTTCTGAAGGTGACCAGATCATTCGGGATTGCGCAGCTGTGGTCCGAAACTGGCGTACATATGCCCAGAAAAGACACGCACCTACGGCAGAAGTTGATCGAATGACATCAGCTTTTGAACATGAAGACTTAGACTACGCCAATCGGCTATAACTGCTGAACTCACAGATTACCAAGATTGCCCCTCCACCCAACCCGCGACGATCAACCCCGGAACAGACGCCGCCGCCTTTTCCGCATCCCGCGCCAGATCGAGCTGTTTGCGCAGTTTCACCTGCGGCACCAGCAGGAAGATCGGCACCGTTGCCAGACCCCGGCCGGTTTTGGATCGCGATACGGCTGCCTGGCTGCGACTGTTCAATCGCGCTTCCGCCACCAGCAGGCTGGGCCCGCGACGGCGATAAACAAAGCGCAGGCGCAGACCGCGCCGCTGCTCCCATTCCCCCGGGGTTAATCGCGCGCCACCTCTGCCTTTGCCAGCGGCCTCGGTCGGAATGGCGAGATAAAAGCCGGTCTTTGAGCGAATGAGCGGGCCGGTATCATGGGCGCCGATGATCACCGGGGCCTGCGACCAGACCAATGCCGCTGCGTTGAGACTGTCACCGGATTTGGGATAGGTCTGGCTGCGGATCGTGTTGCCAAGACGTCGCCCCAAGCCCGCCCCGGCTATCTGTCCGCGCCAGGCGGTCTTGAGACCGGCTCCCGCCTCGCGCATCGCTGAGGTGACTGCGCGCTCCCCGGCTTTGATTTCAGCCGCCATCATCGCGACGATATCCGGATCAATGTCGAGTTTGAGCTTCACGCCGGGGCAGCCTCGATGGTCCAGATCAGCCGGTCGCGATCGCGCACCGGCTCGCCCTGAATGAGGAAAGTTTCATCCTCAAGGATGATCTGCTCTTCGGGCCGGGGCCAGGCAAGCTCAGAGACACGCACATCCATGCGCAGGGTGTCCGACAGGACCCGTGCTGAACCAAAACTCGACACTTCATCTGGTCGGCGCTGGATCGCCCGGATCCGGGTGAACTGCCCCTCGCTGTCGCGATGCCAGGCCTCACAGCTGAGGTTCGGATCGGTAAACATCAGATCAATCGCTGCAGAAAACGCCGTCATCCTGAGACCGCGTCAGTTTGAGCTGTGCAGCCGAATGGCAAGGCGTGGCCGCTTGTTGACCGGCAGGACTGAAGCCTCAGTCATCAGATCAATCCAGCGGCCCTTTTCATCAAGATGCTGGCGGGCATAAAGCGGCAGGCCCACCGTGTTGGCGGCCTCCAGCAGATTGGCGGGCCCGCCATAGGTGGTGAAGGTATCAAACGTGCCCAATGGGAAGGCGATGCCTTCTCCTGCCGGGATCAGCCGCTCGGAGCTGCCGTTTGAAAGGGTGACGCTGCCATTATATTCCTCAAACAGGATACCGGCGAAGGGAAAGTTGCGCCGCATGTCGTCGCGCAGCGGCTGACCGCCAGTGGCCGAGTAGAACTTGTAAGCATCCTCGGTTTTGGGATGGGCAATCAGTTTGTCAAAGAACTCGGAACTGACCAAAGCGCGCGCACTGGTCATGGTTTCCCCGAGCAGGTTGTCCTCAATGCCGCGCAACACGGTGCGCACCTTGCTCTGCACATTGGTGCCGGCCGTGCCAAAGACAAAGTCGACCGAGATCTGCTGAAGACCAAACTCGGTGAAGTAGTTGTAAAGCGTGGTGCCAGCGCCATCCTTCACAATGCCGCGCAGGGCGTTCATCTCCATATATTCCCGGGTCTGGGCATGCTTGCGCCGCATCAGGGTCAGCTTGCGGTTCATCACCGACACCAGCGGATCGGCCGCATCAGAGACCCCGATGGCGGGCATGCCCTGAATATCGGCAGGCAGGATCACATCATCATGCGGAATCCAGGGCAGGGCGAAGGAGCGCATCGAGCGGCCCTCGCGGGTGCCAACGGTTGCCGGTGCGCCAAGCGGCACTGACGGCAGCAGGCTGAGAATGCCCTCAAACTGCTCAATGACGATGCTGCGCTGTGTGACGCCTTCAAAGCGAAACAGGCCGATCTGGCCGAGACGGGTATAGAGATTGGGCAGGATATTGATGGCTTGCGTCATTTCAGCAAGCGAATAGCCGCCGGTATCAAACGGGTTGCGAATGAGGGTCATGCGGACCTCCTGGTCATGGGGTTTTTGAGGGTTGCAGCGCGGTCAGGTTCAGGCGCTGTCGCGCGCGAGGATCCCGATCGCAGCCAGTTGGCTGAGCTTGGCGGCGATCTTGGGGCTGTCATCGACCGTGGCGTCATAAGCGAGGCCCGCGCGAGAGACGATTGCGGGACCCCGCGCCAGCACAATGCCAATGGCATCCGCCAGGGTCGCGTCAACCGCATAAAGCAACACAGAAGCGGCGGTTTCAGCGCCGTCAGTGCCTGCATCGGTTGAGAACGTGTATTTGCCATTCACGGTGACGCGCCCGAGCACGGCACCGAGCGGATAGCTCGACCCGCCCAGCAAGGTAACGGTCTCGCGGGTGTAATTGCCGTTGATCTCGAACTTGAGCAGATCGCCCTGCACCGGCGGCTGGGTGAGCGTGGTCATGAAGTTGTCCTTTCAAAGGGGGAAGGGGAGAGGGCCGCCCGAGGACGGAGCCCGGATCAGTGCTGCGCGGTTTGTACGGCGCGTTTGGCCGCAGCCACGATCGGGCTTTCCGCAGCAGGGCTCGTTTGGGATGCCAGTGAACTGGCCACCACATCGCGCGCATCGGCCTGGGCTGCGGCCTGTTCCAGAATGGCCCGGCGCAGGGCGTCCGGTTTTTTGCCCGCGCGTAAAGCCTCGGCGGCATCAAGGCTGACCCCGAGGCGTGCTGCCTGGGCGGCAATCTGGGTGATTTCAGCGGCCTCGGCGCGGATGCGGGTCTCAAACTGGGTTCGGGAGTCCGTTTGGGCAGCTGGGGCTGTCTGAACAGCGTCGGGTTCCTGTTCCGTAGTTTCGGGCATCGGATCTGTCCCGGTATCGGGGATCAGCGCGGGATCGCAGTCCGTCTCGGTTTCTTCTGTCTCAGGCGGGGTGCTGTTGGCTTTCATGGCAGTCTCCTTTTGGGGTCGGGATTGGTCGACGCGTCCCGAGATCGCGCTTTGGCCGGGGATTGGCCGGTTGACCGCGGCGGTGAACGCGGCAAATGCGCTGGCAAGATCGGACACCTCGTCTGCCAGACCAGCAGTAACCGCAGCGGCAACGCGGTAAATCTCGGCCTCAGAGGCGAGCGCCGCCTTGACGCTGAGCCGGGACCCACGCCCGGCGGCAACGGTTTCAGCAAAGAGCTGGCGCATTGCATCAATCTCGGACTGGATATCGGCGTGCACCGCCTCAGGCAGCGGGGCGTAGGGATTGCCGTCAACCTTGTGCGCACCGGAATGGATCAGGGTAACGGTGACACCGCCATCCACGAGGCGCCCGCTCATATCCGCATGCATGACCACGACCCCGATACTGCCAACCGCCCCGGTGCGCGGCACAATGATCCGGTCGGCTTGCGAGGCGAGCGCATAGCCTGCGGAGAGCGCATGCTCGGCCACAAAGGCCTGCACCGGTTTATGGGCGCGTGCGGCGCGGATTGCATCCGCCAGATCAAACACGCCCGCCACTTCGCCGCCAAAGCTGTCGATCTCAAGGGCAATGCCACGCACCGCAGGATCAGACGCCGCGGCCGCAATCTGCGCCGCAATCCCCTCATAGGAGGTTTGCCCCGAAGAGCGTCCGATCCAGGCGCCGCGATGGACCAGCACACCGGAGATTTCAATCACGGCAATGCCGCCCTTTGTGGCGTAGATCGCGCGTCCATCGCGTTGAGTGCGCTCAGCCAGACCGCCGGTCAGAATACCCGCGCGGGCGGGCAGGGCGGCCTGCATCACCGCGTCGGGTGCAATCTCAAGACCGGCAAATTCAACTTGCTGGCCGGTAATACGCGGCCCGAGACCCGACAGAAAAGCCATTGCCTTTGAAGGTTCGACCAGCAAGGGCGTGTTGAAGGCGCGTTGCGCAATCTGGGCGTGGAACATGCCTCTCATCCCTCATCCGGTTGGGTTTGCGCGGGTTCGCTGTCGGTTTGCCCGTCAGCCGTACCATCCTGCGGTGACGTGGCCTGTTGTCCGCCGTCCGGGCCTTGCGCCGGTGAGCCGGGGCGGCGAAAGTCCAGACCCATCTGACGCTCTCGCGCGCGGTCCAGGGCGATTTCGCGATCGACCTGCTCGGCGTCATAACCGCGCTCGGAGATCGCCTGACTGCGGGATTTGAGCCCGGCCTCGATCTGGGCGATCTCGGCATTGGCATCCTTCAGCGGATCGACCCAATCCCATTTCATCGGCAGCCAGTTGCAGCTCAGATAGTCCTGCCGCCTCGTTTCATAGCGCGGCAATGCAAGCGCACCGGTCAGAACCGCCGTGTCCATCCAATGCGCCCAGACCGGGCGACACATCTGGTAGACCATCACGGAATGCTGCCAGGCCGAGACCCGGCGGCGAAACTCGATCAATGACAGGCGCGAATTTGAGAAATTGCCCTTCACCATGTCATTGGTGAGATAGGCATAAGGAATGCCGAGGGCTGCGGAGACCTGCAACAACGTGCGGTACTGAAACGGCTCATAGGTTGCCCCGGATTCTGCGGGCTGACCAATGGTGACGTCCTCTCCCGGGTCAAGCCGCACCACCTGACCGGGGGCAACGTCATAGTCTTCATCCGAAGGGGCCAGCGGATTGTCCGGTGCAGGCGAGGTCACAAACATCGCATACATCGCCGCGACCTTTTTGCGGTCAAGTTCGGCATCGTCGTATTGATCCAAGAGGAACAGCTTGACGATGGCGGCGGCAAAGCGCGACACGCCGCGCAATTGCCCGGCCTCAAGCGGGTCAATCACATGGATCACCTCAGAGGCCGGAACCCGGCTGGTTTCTCCGGCGAGCCCGGGATCGGTGCTGTCAGAGGGATGACGGCGCAGGAAGTGATAGGCCACACGCCGACCCACAGGGTCAAACTCGATGCCCTGACGGATTACATTGCCATTCCGGTCGGTACCGTTATGGGTAAGCGGCAGCATTTCGGCCGGCAGCATCTGCAATTGCAGCGGCACCCTTAAGCCATCCTCAGCCCGACGCGGTCGGAAGCGCAGAAACACCTCGCCAGTCATGAAGACCTCGCGCGCAGCGCGGCGCTGCAGGCCGTAAAAATCCGTCAGACCCTCAGCGTCCGCCTCATCGGTCCAGGCCAGCCACAGCGCCTGCAGCGCTTCTTTCTGACGCGCCTGCCGGATCAAAGCGTTGGGTTTGATGCCATCGCCCACGGTATTGGCGGCCCAGCTTTCGATCGCATTGGCGGCATAGCCATTGTTGCGCACAAGCCAGCGGGCGCGGGCATTCATTTCAGGACCGGCCGCAGCAATCAATGCGTTTACATGGGCGCGGGCCGGGCGGAACCCGCGCAGGCGGCGATGGCTGAGGGCCGCATCAAAACCCCCGACCCAGGCCCCGATGCGGGCGCGCCAGGTCATTCCGGCCCCCAGTACCATTTCAGAGATCTTTGACCGCATAGGGCCGGGAGACCCTTGAAGGGCGACCCTCGGTCCGGGCAATCCGCCCTTCAAGATCGGTAATCGCGGCTGCCAGTTCTGCGTCACTGCCATAGGTGACCTGGCGGCCATCGTAATTGACCGCGCGCACCCCGGCGAAACGGGCCGTCATCAGCGCACTGAGCTGGGCCTGCATCTGTTCAAGCGTCATCGTCATTCCATGTATTTGGGCGTGTAACTCCGTCGCCGCCTGCGGCGCGGGGTTTCCACGCTGCCCGCCGTTGCTGTGGCAGGCGTCGTCGTTTCAACGGTAGTTTCCGCTTTGGTCTCAATCCCGGCCTGGGCTTCCAGCGAGGCCCAGGTGTCTTCGGTCCAGCGATCTGCACCAAGAATCCAGGCGGCGGCGCGGGCATATACCCGGCAGTCCAGCGCTTCGTTGCGCTCGCGCATTTTCTGCCATTCAAGGCGTGAAAAGCCGCGCTTGTTGCGAATGGTGACCAGTTGTTCGCCGACCAGCTGTTTCAGCCATTCACTTGGGGCCCAATCGGGCAGATGCACGGTGCCGTCCGGATCGCAGACACCAAGACTCCGGTCTTCATCGCTGGGCCGCTCAAGGCGCAGGAAGCGATAGGTCTCGGCTTTGAAACTCGAGACCGCCACGGTCCAAAGCCGTGCGCCGCGCCGCAGGCGTTTGCCGGCACTGCTGGCATCCACAAAAGTCGGCCCGGTGACCGGCGCTGCCCGGTTGAAGCTCTCAACCCCCTTGACAGGCGCGACTTGCGCAAAACCTTGTTTGCGGGCCCAGGCATAGACCGCCGCGGTCTCATAGCCGGTGTCGATCGCCAGCTTTGCCAGCTGCATCACAGCCCCGCTTTCATGCGCCCAGGATTTACCCAAGAGGGCTGTCAGCTGATCCCATGCCATGGGCTCGCCCGGCCCACCTTCAAGGACGATATGTTCCACCAGCCAGCTTTCCAGCCCGCGGCCCCAGGCCCAGATATCAATCTCGATCCGGTCTTTCTGCACGTCAGCCCCGGCGGTCAGAAACAATCCCCGCATCGGGATATCGACGCCCTTGAAGGATTCGCGCCGGTCCTGCAGGCGTTGCCATTCCGGCGCATCGCCGCGTTCAACCCAGGTCTCGCCCAGAATGGTGTTGCGCGCGACGCGCAACAGATCCTCAGAACCCTGCGCGGCCTCCCAGTTGCGCGCAATCTGCTCCCAGGACAGCCAGCCGATTGGCGAATAAAGTGCTGAGATATGAAACCCGACATGACGCGGGTCTTGTGACACCGAGGTCGCCTGCCAGGTGCCCGCCGCGAGCATGGCCGTCTTGTGATGCTCGGCGATCGCGGCTTCACAGGCCTCGCAGATATACCGGGCGGTTTCCGGGTTTCCCTTATCCCAGCGCAGACGCTCAAACTGCAGCGCCTGGCAGTGGCCACATTGCGGGCAGGGCACAAAGTAGCGCCGCTGATCGCTGGCTTCAAATTCCCGCTCGATCCGGCTGACCCCGCGCACCGTCGGGGTTGAGACCATGAACACCTTGCGCCGATGCGCAAAGGTGGTGGTACGCGCTTCCGCCAGTGTGACCGGATCACCTTCCTCATCAGCCGAGGCCGGATAGGCATCGACCTCGTCCAGAAAGATATAGCGCGCGGGCATTGAGCGCAGGCCAACCGCAGAGTTGGCGCCGGTCAGCACCAGAATGCCGCCGGGAAACTCTTTTGACAGCATGGTGTTGCCCGCGTCACGCGACCGTGACGGTTGCACCCGCTCGCTGAGCGCCGGGCTTTCCTCGATCAGCGGATCAAGCCTCTGGCGTGAATTGCGCTTGGCCATCTCCACGGTTGGCAGCACGGCAAGCATCGGCCCCGGCGCGTGATGGATGACGAACCCGATCCAGTTATTGCCCGCCTCGGTTGCGCCGACCTGCGCGGCCTTCATGAAGGTCACTTTTTGCGCCGGGTCGTTCGGGCTCAGCGCATCCATGATCGCGCGCAGATAGGGCGTGCGGTCGGTGCGGTAGCGCCCCGGTTCCGCACTGGCACGTGAGGACAGCCAGCGGTGCTGGTCAGCCCATTCAGCAACCGTCAGATCAGGATCGGGCCTGAGACCGTTTCGCCAGGCCCGCAGCAGGCCCTCAGCCCCGTCAAAGTCCGGATCCAGCCCTTCTTCATCCAAGTGTGACCTTGAGATCGGCGAGGGCGTCGAGCTGGTCGCGGACATGGGCTTCAAGCACCCTTTGCAGGATCGCGGTCTCGATGGTCAGCGGCGTTCCGGTAGCTTGTTCGATTTCTGCCGCGACTTCAGCGGCCATCAGGGCGGCCACACGCGCAGGCCAGGTGACCCAGACATCGCGTTCCTGCCTTGCGAGACGAAACACCAGGGTTTCAGCGCGGGCCCGGTCAACCAGCGCGCCCTTCTTTTTCTGAATGGCGATCTGGCGTTCCTGAGCCTGATAGACCGTGAGGGCGGTGCGCGCCCTCAGATAGGACGTACTGTCACCAGCGCCGCCGACGCTGCTTTCGCCAGCCTTGACGGATCGGCGCTGCTGGTCCGGGTCTGTCATCTCTGCGCGCCTCGCATCCGAGGCGGCGGCGTTGATCGAGCCATCTGCAAACACCACCAACCGACCGGCTTGTTTTGCCTTCTGGATCGCGCCGCGCGACAGGCCGGAATGGGCCGCATATTCCCGCTCGCTCATGCCGTTCATGGTCCGTCCGAATGATCAATAAAGCAATGATATTGCTGGATATTCAGTTGATTAAGCTCGGCACAAGAGCGATTCTGATTGCAACAAAACGATGCACCATAGTCCCGGAGACCCCGCCATGACACCCCGCCGCACAACTGACAATTCCAAAGCCCTGAACGCCTTCCTGACCGCCAAAGCCGAGATCGACACGGCGCTGGCGCGCTTGACAACCTTCAGCGCGGATCATTTCGACACCAACCCCGATGCGGTCGACTGGGGCGATGTTGGCACCCTGACCCATTATGCCAGCCTGCTGCGTCAGATCACCGACAGCGCCTTTAACGAGGGTGCGCACGCCGAATGACGTATCCTGCTTTAGGCCTGCCCCGAATTGGCGGGGCGTGCCGCCGCAGCAGGCTGTGCCTCCCGCGCGCCGATATGAAAGATCACTTCATGACAAAACCGTCTCAAACCCAATCTCAGATCCTGAACGCGGCAGCCCAGCGCCCTGGCCTTGTCGCCCTTCCTTTGCCCAAAGGCCTGCATGGCGCTGCCGCCGGGAAGGTCGTTAGCGTGATGCTGGCACGAAGGCTGCTTGACGAGGTTGACGCAAACATCCGCAATGGCGAGCCGCTCTGGCGCGAGACCGGCGACGGTCACGGCACCACGCTGGTGGCGACAGAGGCGGGGCTGCTGGCCATTGGAACTGAAACGGTGGTCGCCCGGACGATGATCGCGATCCAAAAGCACGCGGCCGGGAAACCGGATGTGAAACTGCCCTCCCCGCGTGCGGGCACCAAACAGGCGAAGCTGATCGCGCTGCTGGAAACCCCGGACGGGGCGACCGTTGAGGAGATCGTCAATGCAATTGGTTGGCAGAGTCATACTGTACGTGGGGCGGTTTCCGGGGTGCTGAAGAAAAAGCTCGGGCTCAAGGTCACCTCGGAAAAGATCGAGGGGCGCGGGCGTGTTTACAGGCTCCCCGCCGCCTGACGCCCCGCGAATAATTGTGCAAACAGCTTGCATCGGGGCAGAGATGCAACGCCGCCCCATGCGCAGCAGTTTCATCCCGCGACCTCATCCATCGGCCAGCAGTTCAGCTGCCAGAGTTCTGAGTGCATGCGCTGCAACCAGGGGGACCACGCCGTTGCCACAGAGGCGAAGCCGGTCCACCCGGTGGGCCGCCCATCAGCGCCTCGACGAATGCTGGGTTCAAGGTCCGGCGCGTATCGGAGGTATCGTTCCCAGCCATCGGCGTCACCAGGACCTGGCGGCCAAGCAGGCCGTTCACTGGCGTGTTCGCCAGTGTTGTCGCCCCGTCCTTGTGATCCCGCGCCGTCGGCGTCATCCACATGCGTCTGACATGGGTCAGATCGGCTGTCTTGCGGTTGCCTGCACTCGGCTTGCAGCCATCGTTCGCCATCGGCGTCGGCCAGTCCCGCGCCATGCGGCCCAGACCCTTCTCGTGTTTCCGGTCTCCGCCGCGGCTCCGGAAACTGTCGGTCTGCGGCGTCGGCCACATCGCCGCGCTCGTCGCGAGATTCATTCCGTGCTTGCCCGCCTCCTGCGACGGTGTCGGCTTGGTCTGACGGTTCTCGTTGGCACTGGCGCGAGGCGTGGGCCAGAGGCGCAGCATCTCGGTCCGGTTCCCGCCACTCGAGCGGGTCCCAGAGCAAGCGCGCGGGGTCGGCCAGTTCGTCACCTTCGCGAATCGCGAGGATGAACCGGCGCTCCCGTTTGTGGGGCGCACCGACTTCCGCCGCCGTAAAGAGGCCCGCCGCAAGTCGGTAGCCCATGCCGACCAGTCCTGCGGCGACTTCGGGGAAGCCGAGGCGCAGATGATGGGCGACATTCTCAAGGAAGACAAAGGGCGGTTTGATTTCGCCGATGATCCGGGCAATGTGGGGCCAGAGGTGGCGCGGGTCTTCCGCGCCCTGCCGTTTGCCTGCAACCGAAAACGGCTGGCACGGATATCCCGCAGTGACGATGTCCACAACATTACGCCACGGGCGGCCGTCGAAGGTTCCAACATCGTCCCAGACAGGCGCGCTATCCAAGGCCGCGTCTTCCATCCGCGCCACGAGAATGGCCGCAGCGAAGGTTTCCCGCTCGACATGGCCCACAGTTCGATATGTGGGCATGGCGAGGGTGAGTGCGAGGTCGAGCCCGCCTGCGCCGGAACAGAGCGAGAGGCCGAAGAGGCATGCCTCTTCGGTTCCGTCAGGCAAGCCTGCGGAAGGTAGAGCCAGGTCATTCATGCCTCAATTGTCTTTGGTCTTGATGTCGTTGAATGTCTCGCCTGACCCGGAGAGCACCGCATCCTTGCCTGTGAACTTCTGCCACCGCTCAACTGCAACATCGACATAGGCCGGATTGAGCTCGATCCCACAGCACACACGCCCGGTGGTTTCCGCCGCGATCAGCGTGGTGCCGGAGCCCATGAAGGGCTCATAGATGGCTTGTCCGGGGCTGGAATTGTTCAGAATTGGCCGTCGCATGCACTCAACCGGTTTTTGCGTCCCGTGCACGGTCTCCGCATCCTGATCCTTGTTTGCGATCTGCCAGAGCGTCGTTTGTTTGCGATCACCCGCCCAATGTCCCTTGCCGGTTTTCTTGACCGCATACCAGCAAGGTTCGTGCTGCCAGTGATAATCTCCGCGGCTCAGCACCAGCCGGTCTTTGGCCCAGATGATCTGCGAGCGGACGCTGAAACTTGCGGCCATCAGGCTTTCTGCCACGGTGGTTGCATGCAGCGCCCCGTGCCAGACATAGGCGACATCACCGGGAAACAGCGCCCAGGTTTCTCGCCAGTCGGCCCGATCATCGTTGAGGACTTTACCAGTACGTCTGGTTTTGGCGGCCCCTGCCTGGTTGCGCCAGCCCGGGTCGTATTCCACTCCGTAAGGGGGGTCGGTCACCATCAGCAGCGGTTTGACATCCCCGAGCAATCGATCAACCACATGCACCTCAGTGCTGTCGCCGCAGATCAGCCGATGCGATCCCATCTGCCATAAATCGCCCAGCGCGGAGACCGGATCAACCGGGGCCTCCGGGATGTCGTTTTCGCCCTCAAACTCGCCGTCGCCCAGCTGCTCGGGGTCCATCAACAATGCGTTCAGATCCTCATCCGAAATGCCCAGAAGTGAGAGATCGAAATCATCGGCCAGCAGCCCGGCGATTTCATCGCGCAGCAGAACCTCATCCCAGTCGCCTAGTTCCGTCAGCTTGTTGTCCGCAATGCGATAAGCCCGGCGCTCCGCCTCGTCGAGATGGCCCAACCGGATCACCGGTACGTCCTTTAAATCCAGCATCGTTGCGGCGAGCACCCGGCCGTGGCCTGCGATCAACTCACCATCATCCGCCACCAGGCACGGCACGGTCCAGCCGAACTTCGCCATGCTGGCGGCGATCTTTGCCACCTGATCGGCATCGTGCATCTTGGCGTTGTGCGCGTATGGGCGCAGCCGATCAATCGGCCATGTCTCGATCTCGCTTGGCGCGAATACCAGGTCCAT